GTATTGGGGGTAATGACAAAATACTTTTGGTCGAAAAGACTTGTGCGATCTTTTGAGCCAAACGCATTGTGCTCGGCGTCAATATCGAAGAAAGTAGTGAACTCGTATTCCATGCCATCTTTTTGAATAGGATTCATGCCGACTTTGCGCACAATAGTTTTTCCGTCAGAACCTTTTTCTTGGACATAATCTGTCTTAGATCGCATGGTCGCAATAATGTGCATACTGGATTGTAGCATTTTTTCTACTAACTTGCTATGCTGAGGCGTGATATCTCGCCAAGCCGTCCAACTATTTCCGGTTCTTTTGGCAGTACTATTTTGCTGTTCTAGCAGGCCGCCACTACCGGCCCACGCATGAGTTGTGCTGTCGAGAATACCGACTTCAATACCCGCTTCTTCGCAAACGTCAATAGACTGAATATATTTTTCAATTTCAAAAGGGGCGGTTAGAGTAATGGCGTTATATTCGCCAATTTTTAGGTTTCCGACCTCTTTATTGACATAAAGTTGCCCAGATCCATTTTCTGTGTCAATAACTGCGATTTTAGCCCAAAGTTCGGCATCAGTCAGTTTTGGGTATTCTTCTTTCATTAAACCGAAAGCTATAAGTAATGCCCCTAGAGTTTTCCCTCCGCCAGAAGGCGAAGCTATTCCTAAGCGTAGTTTTGCACTCTTACGTTGAGCCTTTTTTAATTCGATCATTTATTTCTCCTTTTATAAATAGACTTACTACAAATATGTGTAACCTAATAAAAATACTATTTTATGTTGTTAAATATGCGCCTCCTTGGGTTCTAATGATTTTTCAATTAGAAGCAGTTTGGTTTGTATATTTCTAAGCAAATCTTCTAAATCTCTTAAGGTAATTTTTTCGCCAAGATCTAGATCGTCTGCCCAGTTTATAAATCCTTCTAACATCGCGTCTGCACCAACTAACTGTCGATATTGACTTGCCTCTTTTTCATTCATTTTTTATCCTTGTTAAAACCCATCATCAATACGAGTATCATACCAGGTACGAGCAATTTCTAGCCCTCTTCTTAGTCCCGCAATATATCCTATGGCGTTAGCGGTTCCATCCGTGTCTGAAAAATATTCTTGAGTTTTTCTCGCAGAAGTAATTTCTTCATCGAATGCTTCTTCCATAAATTTTAGATCTGATGCCAGAAATTCTTGAACCTCGGATTCTGTCATTAACAGAACATCAAATTTATCTTCAAGGGGTTCCAATGCTTTGATTAACTCTTCATCCATCATTCTATTTTCTCCTTAATGAAAGACATATTTTATTGTGTCAATAACAATATCTTAAAATTATGTATTGCTATGCCGATTCCAAAGTTTTTGTAATCAACAATAAATGATTGAAATGCATTGGCTGAATAATTTTGCCACCCAAAAACCGCCCCTGTTCCGATGGGTGAGCAATGCACAATCTTTTTAAATAAGGTTTTTATCATTTTGTTGCTTTGATCTCGACTTCGCCTGTTTTTCGCGAATCGATTTTATCAATTACAATTCCAGCAGAATTTATGACTGACACTTCTCCGCTTTTTATTTCTCTGAAAGATTCTTGTCGCAAAGACTTGTACGATACATATTGTTCTGGTTCCCATTTATTAAATACCTGGACAAATGGGGTCTCTTCCATGAAATAAAAACTACCTAAATTTACTTTTATAGTTAACATTTTTCTCCTTTATAAAATATTGTTTTATTGTTCAAGCGGTTCGTAATATTTTGCCAACATCCATTCCCATTTTCCATAACGATACATAAGAAAAAATAGTTCTAGATGGTTTTCGTGCATCATTTGCTTGATAGAAAATACTTCAAATGTCTTACGATTATTGCCGTGTAGAAAATTTTCTATAACTTTCATTTCATCTCCTTAATAAAATAATAATTTTATGCTACAACTTGTACATCTAGCATGATTGAATTTCTGTGTGAAACTTCTAGTCCATCAAAGGTTTCGCTGTTCGCGTCTTTTTCTAGTTGTTCCAAACAGTTGTTGATATCTTCCTGTACGGCATAGTCATAAATACCAAAAACCATGTTGTCCCTACCTCTAACCAATCTTTCCAAATCGATGATGGTATAAAGAACGGTGTGCTCAAGATTAAAGGGCTTAGTGCAAATCAAAAATCTATCGGATTTTGCTTTCACAACAAATTTTCTTTTATCTGCTTCAAATTTTATTTTATCACCAACTTTTAAGTTTTTACAATATTCGATTTCTTTTTTATAAAAATCTTTTAGATGTGAATAATCCCTATACATGTTTTATCTCACCTTTCTGTAGGTCTATCGGTATCTGGAGCTGGGCGGCTAATGACCCTGGAACGAGACTTCCAGTTCCTGCTTACTAGCCAAAATATAAACAAAAATAATGCAATATATTCCATATTACTCCTCTTAATAAAAGCCTAATTTCATGATAAGATAATCAGGTCTAATGTGTCGTTTGGCCAAGGAACACTATCAATTTCGGTTATCAAATTATGCCCATCGGCTTCAGCATAACCCACGTCAATATCATAACCATATTCGTCCCGTAACTCAACCAACTTTTCAATTAAATCATTTATTTTCATAATCTATACCTCAATTCACATAAAAGCACAATTTTATTATGTTCCGGTAGGGACTTTCACCCGTTTGCTCGCCACTTATCATACCATTGCCGGTTTATGAGACTGGTTGTTATGGTTGCGCCGCTGTAATTACGCCTATACGCTCGGAACATGTGTCTTATTCTCTTACCCTTTTATATCGACACCATCCTGCTGAACCTATCCGAGTTTAGTAATAGCTGTGCCTTGCACGTTGCTAGGACATCAAGGGTACAGGATGTTTGGCAATCACACGGCATGAAGCCGAATTTCACTGTCACCAGTATAGGATTGCCGAAGGTCACACGTTTCGCTACAGGACTGCGCCGGACTTATAAACCGGAAAGTTAGTTGATCAGACCAACTCTGTTTGTGACAACTGATGGATTCGAACCACCGCTGTGCATACGCACTCCTGCTCTACAGGCAGGCGCTTTTAACCACTCAGCCAAGTTGTCGTGATAACATACTACCGATCTAGTTGTTATCTAAATGACGCCAGAAATAATCGGTTTCTGTGGGAGGTTATTCTAGAATTATCCCAATCTCGGTTCGCTAGGCTTACCCTATCGCGTGATGCGTTCTGTTTGATAACTATACCACAATATCTTAAATCTGTCAAGGGTATTGCTCCTCATATTTGCACATGTATTTTGAGGATGTCTCCTGCTCGAAACATTATGCCTATTCGCCCAGCAATCCCTACCGCGAACCCACTCACCATCATCGGCATAACTACCCCTGTGCTAAGACATATTTTACTACACCAATAAAGTCAATACTAGAAAAGCAAATCCAAGATTCATAAGATCGAGTCGCCATACGGGAACTCCCAATGCTTTCAAAAGAAAACTAACAAACGCGCAAATCAACAAAATGGTATCCAACATTTTTACTCCTTTCTTAATGAAATTTCAAATACTTTATTCGACTTCTAAAATTTTAATATCTTCAAAAGGAGTTACTAATACAATCCAATCTTCTCCCGTCCTTTTAGCAAAAATTTCTTTAATTACGGTCATAAAATCTTTGGCTAATGTGGGGCTAATTGTAAGACTAGATGTTGAACCGTCTGTGGTTGGTATTTTAAAATGAATGATTTTTGTCATTGTTTCCTCCTTTCCTAATAAAATTTTAGTTTTATGTTGTCGACTATCTTTTGAACTCATCTTCCCTGCTATAAAAATATGTTTTGTTTATTCCTACAATGCTATAAGATTTTTGACAACAATCAATCAATACTTCTTGTGCTAGTTTTTTTACCAAAACAAATACGTCATTTTCTTCTTCGGGATATTTTGGATAATTTATAACCTCAATACAAAATCCAGACTCTTCTCCACAGCGATAAATATAGTCTGTTTTAAAAATATTTATACATAAATTATTATCTATACAAAATTTCCGACACGTTTGACTCGCAACATCAAAATTTCCAGCCATATAAATTTTAAACCAAAACGTATTGCACTCAAGATTTATCATTTTTATATTCTATTCCTATAAAATCTAGAACATTCCCTATTCCCAAATTTTCTATACAATAATTATAAATCTTAGGATGTGTTTTTTCCATTGTCTGGAATCTGTTGGGCGCAGACTCGGACTGAATGCCGTACATACAAAACATACATCCAGTTCTTTTGTATCCCATATCATAAATTTTAGAATAAGGAAGATTATATTTATTAATATAATCCCAAACATCTTTTTCTGTCCAAAAAGCCATGGGCATAGATACTGGCCGTTTTGTATCATAAGCATTACACCCAAATCGCAAATAAGTTTCTCTGCGCATGAAACTTTCTTCGACGGTTGATCCTATCATCGGATGTCTTTTAGTCTTTTTTTCATATTGATGTGCCGGATATTTTTTTAGTTTATCGCAGCATTTTTGTGAAATCTTAAAGGGAGCATCAATCAAAAACAACCATTTTTTAGAGATTTTGCCCATTCCCCATTTATTGCCATTTATGCGTATGGATTTAAGTTTTTCAGAGTTACTTGTCTGATATTCAGACAAGTAACGACTTTGCTCCTTACTAATAATCGGATATCCATATTTTTCAATAACCTCTCTAAAATTAAGTTTTGGTTTTTCCCAAATAATATTATCTATAGTTTTAACAAAATCTCTAATTTCGGGATATTCTAAACCCGTATCAGCGAAAAAGCCAGGAATTAATTTGGCGTCGGGTATTAGCGCCTTATTTCTAGCAATATCTAATAAGACAGTACTATCCTTGCCTCCGCTAAATGATACGTATATTTGTCCTTTCCAATGATCATACCAACTTTCAATTTTTTCGCAAGTCATATCTATCTTGTCTTGCAACGGCAGCGACTGACGATATTTTAATTCTTCTTGCGTTACTTTTTTATCTGCCAATAATACACATCCTTTTATTGTGCTACTTTCCTAAACGAAACACTGGCTTTACCGACCTTCTTGAACTTTTCAATTTCTGGATGAGCTTCGGCATAGCCTTCTAATTTATCAGTTTCCCAGGTAATACGTGGCTTGGTATAAACTGCGTTAATACGTGTGCCCTTTACGCTTTTACCCAAAGCGATAATTTCTTCCTGAAGTTCACCCTCAAGCATAGTTTTAGATCCACGAATTAATTCAATCTCATCGCTATTTTCTAATGCTTGATACTTAGGCATAAATTCAAGGTTGATTTCTTCCACCTGTTTCAAAATTTCTGGTGTAAGAATAGAGTTGATCAGCGCCTGTTTAGCCTCATCTAATTCCTTCTGCTGAACGGTTTTCTGCAATTCAAACAGGTCAATCTTATCTTGCAAATCCGCGAGGTCTTCAATTTTCTTTTCGATAGTCATATTTTCTCCTTATGAAATGTGGGTTTTATGTGGTAACTTTTTCAATTCTTTTATATGATAATTCTATATATACGGGATTATTATCTATGCCGATATATTTTCTACCATTCTTAGCGCAAACAACACCTGTGGTTCCAGCACCATTAAAAGGATCTAAAACTGTGTCATCAACATTCGCGCCTGCCAGAATGCAGGGTGTAATCAAATCTTCTGGAAAAGTAGCAAAGTGAGCTTCTCGATATGGCTTTGTGCTTACGAACCAAACATCTCGCTTATTTCTAACAGGAACCCCGTCTACAAACTGAACTCGTAAAGAACCATCAGGATTAAAATATCCACTATGTTTTTCTCCGGTTCTACCTGTTTCTAGTTTTTTATATTGCCATCTTTCGTGCCCGTTCTGAGCAAAAGATTGTGGTTTTCCACCAGGCATTACACCATCATAATTTTTTATAGAACCTTTAAATTTTGTATCTTTTCTGCCATCATATCCACTTGCCGGTTCTAATACCGCCTCATAATCATAATAATATTTTTTCGATTTAGTCAGTAGGAAGATATACTCGTGTGATTTAGTCGGTCTGTCTTTGACGCTTTCGGGCATCGGATTAGGTTTCGCCCAGATAATATCAGAACGTAAATACCATCCATCGGCGCGTAGGGCAAAGGCGACCATCCAGGGGATTCCGATGAGGTCTTTTACTTTACAACCACCAGGAACAAATCCACTTGTCGGACTGTCAAATCGAGTACCAACATTCGTTCCCTGTTTCCCGTTGGGATTATCTCCCTTGCCACTTCCAGCGTAACTATCCCCTAAGTTCAGCCACAGCGTACCATCGCCTTTTAGCACTCGTTTGACTTCTTGAAATACCTGCACCAGTTTTGCCACGTATTCATCTGGTGTCTGTTCCAATCCAATCTGATCATCGACGCGCTTTGCACCACATTTGCCACACACATCCTTGTAGAACTCTAAACACTCACCTTGCTTATCAACAATGGATGGCTTACCAAAATAGCGTTCGTTGAATCCCGCATGTGTAGCCATGGGTTTTCCCTTATGGTCGCATTCGGAACTACCACCTTCCCATTTTGCCGTGCCATAATCTCTTAGTCCATAATAAGGAGGAGACGTGACACAACATTGAACAGAAGCGTCTGGAATAGTTTTTAGTACATCTAAGCAATTACCGGTTAGCAATGATATATTTTCCAAATTATTTCACCTCATGAAACTTGCATTTTATGTAATTTCCAATAATCTATTTTTTGTAATTTCACAGTATTTCTCTTCAGTCTCTATTCCGTAACATTTGCGTTTTAATCGCTTTGCCGCTACCAAAGTTGTTCCTGATCCACAGGTAAAATCTAAAATGGTGTCGCCCTCGTTGGTATATGTATTGACAAGATATTCCATTAAATCCAAGGGCTTCTGAGTAGGATGTAGCCTCGCGTGATTGCCGTTAGAAAACTCAATAACATCTGTTGGAAAATTAGTGTCCTTATTGATATTGGGCTTATATTTTATTTCGTTATTGTGAAACCCACTAACTTTTCTATCGCCCGTTTTCTTCGTATACGGTTTGTCCCTTTTGGACATGATAGGATTATATGTGGGAAGATGTTTATAAAAAACAGAAATATTTTCATATATCTTCATAGGCCTTTTATTCGCATGTTGAAATAGCGTAGCCATTGTTTTCTTCCAGACCCAATCATATTTATAGTCTTTAATGTTGCTGCATCTAAGAAAACTACTAAAAGGTTCGCCGCCAAATAAAACAATTGGTGCATTGTCTTTCACGAGTTTATTTAAGCATTCCCACATCGCATCTAGAGGAATAATCGAATCCCATTTACAATCCGTTGTACCGTAAGGAGGATCGGTAATAATGGCATCGAATTTCAAACCTTTTTCTATCATCTTCGTCATAACTTCTAGACAATTGCCTTGCGTAATGGTACAGTAATCGTCTTTATAATAAAGTTTCAACAAGCCTCCTTTCGTGAACATAATGAAATACCGATTTTATCTTTGTGCTTTTTTTATCATTTCTTTAATTCTTTCTTGCAATTCCCTTATTTTTCTTTTCAAACTCCAGATTCTAAGCGTTCCCAACCTCGCAAGTTTGAATGCTTTTTCATAATCCCATTTCCTGGCTACTGGATTTACAACCGGTTTTCTAAATATCTTGCCATAGCCATACTTATTAATATAGAGAATTCCTGCGTTTTCCGGTACGAGGTCTTCACAACCTTTTAATTTATCGGGCATAGCAAACCACAGATATTTTATAAAGTTGCCGTTCTTGTCATGACAATGATGTTTTTTGCCATCTGCTTTTAGATCAGATTTAGATATTTTTATTTCTATTTCACTTGCATACATTCCGGCAAGATTTAACATACATAAGTCTAATTCATAAGGGAACATTCCCCAACTAACATTTGGAACAATTACATTTTTTCTGGCGTTAAAATGTCTTACGACAGCCTCTTCAATTTCACCTGTGGTTTCATAATTCATAAGTTATCCCTGCTACATAAAATTTATGTTTCATTAACTCTAAAATTCGCAATATTAAAGTATTCTTTATTGATTTCGAACCCAATATAATTTCGGTTTGTTTCTTTACAAGCAAGGGCTGTTGTTCCGCTTCCCATAAACGGGTCGCAAACTACCCCCCCTCTTCAGTTGTCAGCAAAATAATTCTTTTCATTAATTCAATAGGCACAGGGCAGGGATGATTTTTTTGCTTAGAAACATTTTTCACCAATTGAATATCCGAAAACCAATCATATAACCTC